TGTTACTTTTAGCCCACCTCTCACAGGCAACTATTCAGTTGCAGGATCGATGGTGAACACTGTCGATCCATCTGCTTCATTATATGATTACATAGTAACTAGCAAAGGAATCAGCGCATTCCAAATAGAACTTACTGGTGACACAGACAGTAGTAATTACCAGTTTGATTGGATTGTAACACGTGATGGTATAGCACCATCAGCAGATAACGTTTATAGTCTGGATGAAAAACTGGCAATAGAAATGGAGATGGAGTTTATTGCTGCCAAGGCTAATTACTACCAAGAATTTTTCTATACCGGGAATGCTTTGACAAGTGCAGGTATATGGGAAGACTCTGGTAAAGCATCAAAGTTATTTGGAAAGGCGTTATCATATTCTGGAAATAAATTAGTGCAAACAGTTTTAACAAGGGTGTCAGATGGAACGACACTTACAAAAGATTTCACATATACAGGAAATCAATTGGCTACTAAAACAGTGACGGTCAGTGCATGAAAGTAAGAAAGAAGGACATATATCTAAAAACGAATCAGAAAATACTTCTTGGTGATAATCAGGAACATGAGATTTATTGGGATGGTACTGGTACTGTAGGAATAGGTTCTTCCGGTGGAACATCAGGAACATCAGGAACATCAGGAACATCGGGTGTTGGTAGTGGTGGATCACCTTCAGGCGCAATGATCTGGGAAGGCCCTTGGGCAAATTCTACTTCTTATCAAGAAAACGATGTAGTAAGATTAGATACAAGTGCGTTCGTATGTAACGAAGGACACACTTCTAGTTCTTCAAATGCGCCAAGTTCTGCGCCTGAATTGTTGGTGACTGTAAATACTTCCGATATTTTTGACATAACAGAAGACTTGCAAAGTTTTGTCGTTCCTATTTCTATCACTGCTTCAGCAGGAAGAACGGGTGCTGATGTTACAGGATTTATAGATGCAGTAGGAACAAATTATAGGAACCTGATAGCGAAACAAGTTGGCAGTGATGATATTCTATATTGTGAAATAGAAGAATGGAATACTTCTACAAAAAGGGGAGCATTGCATGTTAGGGTTCCTCTTCTTACATATAACGAAGATATACAATTATCTATTACTCTGGGTGACGAACCAAATGTAAATTATACCGGAGTTTATGGAGAACCAATTGTAGAGAATCTTTGGAAAAATATTTACAGGGGCGTTTATCACTTTTCAAACATTCCGCAGGATGTAAATGGAGAAGTAAAAGATTCAGCAAGAAACAATAACGGTAGAGCAAGAAACATGAACTCTACAAACTCTTCTGCTGCCCCCGTTGGTAGAGCCTATTCATTCAAGGGTTCAAGTGGATTAGATTGGGTTGAAATATCCGGTGGGGCTGTAAATAACTATCTTAGAGATTGGTCATGGGATCAAAACGCTGAACCAGACGAACCTTTTACTCTAGAAGCATTTCTATACAAGAAAGCAAACACATTTAGATTTATGACAAGGGGAGCATTGGATGAATGGGAATTCTCTTTTGATGGTTTAGGAAACTTGAAAATAGAATGCTATGATGATCTCCCTGCCGCTAGTGGTGAGATACAGACATACACAACTGCTACTACTGCTGCATCAGCCGCAGATACTTGGTTATATGTAGCGGCAACGTATGATGGTTCCGGCACTGCTGCCGGTTTAGGTTTACAAGTAAACAATTGGCTACCACCTTTAAATGCAAGTACTATTGGAACATATGATGAGATGGTGGTTAATACTACTGTATTTGGAAAGTTTGGTTCTGTTCCTTCTATATACGGTAACGGTCTCATGGCAGAAGCAAGATTATCTTACGGAATCAGATCGTTCTCATGGAGAAATGCTACTTATTACGGACTGATGGATAATCTAAATACTGTACAGTATAATAATAATTTAAGTAAATGGGATTTACTGGCTAGGGGCAACCAAGCACAAGATGCTTATAAATTAATGCTTATGATTTATGCTAATCTTGCCGGAGCAACTGCCGACCCCGGCCCAGAATACATTCCTTATGATACACAAGTTTATAAGGACGCTGATTTTGATTATTCTGTCAGCAGTGGAGTAATTACTTTCAATGTTGGTGGAACATTTGAGATACAAGCAGAGTCAAGCACAAGAAATAATGATACCACAAACCGTACCGATTCGTATGTATGGTTAGAAAGAGATAGAGGTGATGGTGATTGGTGGCCTTTCGGTAAACCTTCGGCAGGTAGTAAAGGATATACCGTAGGTCTGATTTATAACAGAGATATAAACCAAGGCAGAGGTAGTGCAACACATACAGGAATTTTACAAGATGCTCAACCGGGAACAAGAATAAGGGTAGGATATGAACGCCTAACCGGAGCAGATAGTATTGCGTCTATTACTAAAGCCTGTAGACTAAAAATTTTCAAACTTGAATAATGACACAAATACTAGCATTCTTTACAAATAATGGAGTACCCGCTACAGGGCTTTCTAATGTTACACTGAACATTAGAGATATTCCTTCAGGCACACTTTTAATTACTTCAGGTGCAATGATTGAGGTAGGAGATGGGTTCTATTCTTATGATTTTACTACCTATGATTATACACAGGAGTATTCTATCAGATGTAATGGTGGCCCAACATTACCAGTAGCAGAAAGATTCACATACGCAGGAAACGAAAATTACGTAGATGATGTAGCACAAGCGGTTTGGAGTGAAGAGATATCTGGTTATGGAAGCGAGACTGCGGGTGGAATTTTGTTTGGTCTTAACACCAATGTATTAGGTGTTTCAGCCGACATAGCAGAAGTAAACACTAATGTCCTTAGTGTATCTGCCGACATTGAAGAAGTAAATACAAACGTTTTAGCGACACCGGGAAATGTTTGGGAAGAAGAGATAGCGGATCATACTACAGCAGGTACTTATGGTCACGAACTTGCTACGAAAGCGGATTTGGCGGCAAGTACTTCTACTTCAGAAACGGTTGCCACCACTGCTTCTATTATTGGTGGTGATCTGGGTTCAGGTGATTATACAGAAACGTTTGTAAAGGACAACACATATTGGTTAATAGATGAAAACGTTACAACCGGATTAACCGTGGAGTTCACATTCTATATACCGGAAGGTGACAGACCGGGAGTTATAAAGACTTTTGGAAGATATTCTGGTCAACCTGCGGGTACACATTACATGGAAATCTGGGTATATAATTATGAAGCGTCTGCATGGGAACAATTACAAGAAGAATTTATACCGGGAGGTTTTGTTTCTGATGCTGAATATATACACGAATACTTTGAAAGAAACGTAGATAGAGATAATAATAACGAAGTAAAAATACGGCTGATACATAATGTTACAACATATAATGCTACTCATGAATTATATCTTGATTATGTTGCTGCCACATCCGTTGATGTTGTAACAGCACAAGAAATAGCAACAGCGGTTTGGAGTGATACACCGTCAGCATATGGCAATGGTACATTTGGTGGGCTTCTACAGAGAATGGTTGGTTTGATGCATGAGAACATCTATATAGACCAACCGGTTTATGACAGTGACGGAAACCTAATAAGTGCAAGAGTTAGAATCTATGATGACCCATCTTCTGTAGCGACAGCAGCAGGAGTAATTGGTACGTATCAGATAACAGCACCATCTAACGCACCGGGGCAATTTACTTCTTGGAAGCAAATTCGAACAGGATAAAATAAATAAACCTAGAGGTATATAAACATGATGGATTTAGTGGAAAAAATTGAGAAGATTTTGACCATCGAAAAATATGGCATAGAAAAACTTAGCTACCAGAAAGAACCATATGGTCTTAGAGGTAAATTCAAATGTGACGTTTGCGGAAAGGAAATGTCACGCAAGGAATTTACAAAAAATAAGAAGTGCGAGATGTGTAAATAATGAGCGTAGCAGTAGCAACAATGGGAAAGTTTTGGCCCTCTACAGGTACGGGTACGGGGGAACCAGTAGTAATTGACACCGGTACGAGTGATGGGTGGGATATGACTAGACGTAGACCTGTTGTTGAACTGTCATATAGAAGTAAAAAGAAAAAGAAAGTTGACATCAAACTATCATTGAGGGGAGAAGATGAGATTTAGAAATTATTTGACTGAAGTAATGGGATACAAAATAAAAACGAAGGATAAGAAGATTATACTTGCGTTTATAGATGGTGCCACAAAAGGAGAGGGAGATGCACTTTGGATTGAAGGTGATTATCTTTTTGGCCCATCCCAGAGTAAGCCCTCAAATGCCGTAGCAATGAGAGATAGCACTGGAAAGGTAGTAACCGGACATGCATATGGTAATGTCAGTCAAACTTGGAAGAATTTCATCGAAAAAAGAATATGAAATTTGGTAAATGGATAAACGAAAGAATGGAGAGTATGAACTATGGTGAAATACCACCTTTCGATAAGTTCTCAAGAAATTTTAGAAAGGAAGCAGGGGCATTGTATAATTATGAGTTGAAAGGCTCAGATGCTAGAACTGCAAGCAAAGCAGGTATACCCGTAAGTGGTGATTTCACAGATAAAGAACTTTATTCTATCATCCAAAAACTTATGGACAGATGGAACAAGGGTGATGATAATGCCGGTGATCTGGCATCATCTATCATGTATACTCTTAGCTACGAGTGGATATAAGGGAGCATAAAAATGATCGAACTATACGTGAATGAATCAGAAGAAATGACTTTCGATATGTCGATAGGTGGCGCACGGGCTGATGATGTCGATGCTCGACTTTTCATAAAAATGGATGAAATGAGTTTGGTTTTCCCGGCAAAGGTAAACCGTGATACCGTAAACATCAAAATTCCTGCACTTGACAATATGTTGAAGAAAGGATTAAATGAGGGTGACGTTTATGATGCAAGAGTAGAAGTAGTTGTAAACGAAACGACATTGATTCCTTGGCAGGGTCAAGTAAAAATCAAGAAGCCTGTTAGTGTAAAACTGGAAATGGCAGAAGTAAGGAAAGTTGCTGAAGATTTGAAACTCGACATCAAGGTTGGTAATCCAAAGGTAAAGGTGAAACCGAAGGTAGAAGAAAAAGAAGTTGAAGAAATGTGTGGCCCAGACCATGATGAAGAAGACAAAGACAAAAAGAAAAAGAAGAAAAGCAAAATAGCTGAAATATTCAAATAAAATGAAAGATATCATAGGCAAGATAGATATGTACCTTTTCGAAAAGGAAGGGGTTATTGAAGAGGTTGCTGAAGCAATCAATGAACGACTGCGTATCTACAGCAATTCAAATATAGAGAAGCCAATAGAAACGAGAAAGTGGCAATTCAGTAAAAGAAATGTAAACAAGCTTGCCTATGAGTACGATGCAAAAGTAGAAGTATTTGATAAAGACCTGAAGAGCGCACAACTGAGAGATTCGAAAGGAAGGTTGTTATTTATCGATGGATCATAAGTATAAAAAATATCTGATAGAGACAACTATATCTGCCAACTATCCTGATACAGGTGGTATTGCCAGTGATGATGACATGCCACCGGGAAACATCAATTTTGGGCCACGATATGTCAGAAAGGATTATAGCAATCGTCTTACCGGTATGAAAACCATATGGGATATTGACGATAATGACAATAGCTACCTATGGGATTTCTTTGCACACAGTTCAGGTATGGAAGACCCAGATAACTACCATCCAACTTTGAAGGGTCTGGAAGGAGTCTTTGGTGACAGGCTCAAGAAGAGAATCAGAAGAACGGAAGTTCCTGATGCCGAAGTCAGAAGAGCAAATATCAAGAATCGTAGACCAGAGATGAATCCAAAACACGCAATAGGCAACGATCCTGTTCCCTCTAAAGACATCACCGATCCAGAAGATGTTATAAGCAAGATCGAAAAAATCACAAAATGACCAAATGCGAAAAGTGCGGTAGAGAAAGCTACGTAACGTACATCGATCTGAAGTACGGAATCATTTGTGATAAATGCGAAGACGAACTCAGGCCCAGACCTAACCCCCAACCAATAAGAGAAGGATCACACATAAGAGAAGGATCACACGCAAGATAATTAGTGCTTGTCTGTACGCTCAAGGACTTTTTGTTCTGTTTGTTCCTCTTCCTCTACTACAACATCTTCCTGTTGGATTTCTTCTTTGGCTTTTTCTCTTTCCATAGTAGTTAGATAATCATACATCTCTAACATCGCCCAAAATTCCTCAATCTCGCTTTGATATTGCTTGGCAACTGCGGGAGCAGCCTTTTTGCCAAGATAGGAATGAAAAGTTTTATCAAGGTTCCCTTTGTTTTTATCGAAGTATTCTCTCCATATCTGACTACCCACATCCACATTCGTACTGATGTGCCACGGGTTTCTCTCACCCACTTTTTCTTTGTGGATTCCTGCCATGATCTGCATGAGACCAACGGCACCTTTGTTGCTCTTGGCAAACGGATCAATGTTGCTTTCTTTTCGCATTATGGCACAAATCAGCTTTCTAGGTAACAAATACTTCTCACTGGCTTTGTCAATTTCAATGCCTATAAGTTTTGCTAGCTCTGGATCAAGACGTGGGTTTAGATACATCAGAAAATCGGAAGTCGGTGTCTTGCTCTTCTCGACATACTTGACTACTTCTTTCTCAACTACCTTTTCTTGGATCGTGATTTTAGGTGGTTTGTTGTGTTCATGAATAAGCAACCCGCCCAAAACCACATTGCCGATCAAGAGAAAACAACATGAGAAAATAAGCACAGCCCATGTTGGTTGTGGAGTGCTTTTTATTTTTATGCTTTCGTCTACAACTTCTTTGGATTTTCTTGCCATGAGTTACCCCCTCTCTTCTTCTAATCGTTGTTTGTAACCACGCACTTCTCCTTCATCCAATCCGGTATCATATACGAAATCAATGATCTCCCACATACGCTTATCGTCTTTGTCGATATCGTATTGGTTGACCAGAATGCTAACCATATCGCTATACGAACTAGCGACAGGCATATCCGTTTTTTCAGACCCATTATATAACAAATCACGTAAATTGTACACATATTCTTTGGCTTCAACTAAACGTATTGGTATCCATTCACGTAGCTGTTTTATAGCGTGAATTAGTTTGTTGTCCTGAACCAACTCCTTCAGAATCCCCAATTGACGTGCATCTAGCTCTAATGGATTTTCATTCATATTTTTACCATCCCAAGAACCCCCATAATTATTGTAATATGTTGCCGCTGATGCCGATACTGTTGTCCAATAGAATGACCCCATTATATCACACTCCAAAAAATAATTCAAGTCCTTTTTTATCAAGTGACTGTACGATGCTCTCTTTGTTCATTGGTTTCAAAAGGGTGTTGATTTTTTTCAGGAACAGACGTTCAATCATTTTTTCATAATCTATCTGTAGATATTCATTGAACTCTTTGGGCCACCTGATAAATGTGATGCTCTCCGCTCCAAATGGATTCGGCTTCACATATACAACCTTACCCTTTTCACCCTCTGTTATATCTTCATAATCGTTTTCAAGTTTCAGGTCTTTCAGAATTTTCCTGTAGTAGTAAACTCCCTTCACGTGCCAAGGTGTTTTGTTTTCAAACCCACCATCACTGCGTATGTACTTGCGAATGTTGTTCACCGTAAGGTTAGATGATATCTCTTCAGGTAGAACGTTCATCAATTCCTTTCTATATCTTCTGATCTTCTCCTGAATTTCATCATCATCTTCCTTTTTCAGAATCATGTTCATGATCTCTCTCAGTCTTGGTCTGATTGCTTCTGGGGTTTCTGATCTGATGATTTCCAATCCCTTTGTTATGATTTCATCTGTAGGTTTTCCATCGTCATTTACAACGTGAAGAGAATACTTCTTCTTCTTTATGAACAATGCATTATCAGCAACGATCTCCTGTTCGAACATGATCTTGAAATCATGAACCTGTGAGTTGTAATCTACCAATTGTGTTTCGTTGAATGTGCGTTCGTTTACATAATCAAGAATGACTCCCGCACACTCAAGAATTACTTCTACTTTGTCTGTTTCGCTTTCTATTTTATCAAGATCAAAACCATACGTTTTCAAAAACCCGCCTAATCCAACAAACAGAGAGTCGGTGTCGATATACTTCACATGGTCTATTTTGATGTTGCTTTCTTCCTTCAAAAACTTGTGCATTGGTTCATATTGATATGGATTGTTCAATAGATCATTTACAAATCTCTCGCCTTGTTTGATAGTGTGTCTGCCACAAGATGTGATTGCTTCTGATATGTTTTTATTGAAATACCTTGAATATGGAACAGCGGTGATCCCGAAGATTGCATTCAAGAAAATTTTCAAAGCCCATTGAAGTGAGAACAGTTCGTTCTTCTTGTCTTCTTCTGTTTCCTCTCTCATGTTCTTCTTTACATCTTGACGCTTGTAGAAGAAGAATCTCTCTATGTCTGCCATAACACCGGTTTTCCCTGTAGAGAAAACAGAACCACATGGAGCAATCGTTACAATTCCACGTTCTAATGCTCTGTTGAAATTCTTCAATTTGACACCTGAAAATTCCACTATCTTGTTGCCCTTCAACATTTTGAATTTTTCGAAGTTCTTCTTTCTAACACATAGAACAACATCATAATCATCCATGTCAAGAATTCTACCGACAAATGTTTCAAGTGACATATTCAATGTTATAACGTGGGATGGATAGGATGAAGCAATATCGATATCTATCACCCAAGGATGCATACCTACTTCTGGTTCCTTTACTATTGCAGCTTCAAACGTCTCTTGGTCTCCACCCTCAAAATAAGGCGCACACATACCATTACGTCTATAGTATGTCAACATAGCACCTTCCACCAATTGTGTCATGGATGCATAAAACTTCATTGGACATTTTGTAAGAAGCGATAAAGCCTGTATCAATCTTACGTATCCAAGCTTGTCCTCTAACTGTGCCGGTCTCTTAGCGTCAATAGCATTATACTCTACATACTTATTCCAGTTCTTTTTGTACAAGTCTTGAAGGTCTTCATATTCGGAGTAATCAACCTTGCCCTTTTCTATTTCAAGTTTACTGATGAAACCCAACTTGTAATTTTCTGGTTTCTTGTCTGTATACCATTTGTATACATGGAAGTAATCAAGGATGTGAACACCCGCAATGTCGATGTTCATATCACCTGTCTTTTTTGATGTCCATGTTCGGACAGACTTTATCGGTGACATAAGAGCGTACATTTTTTTGTTTGCACCAAATATTCTGTCTGATCTGTTGATTAGATATGGTAGGTCGAAATTCATGATTCCCCATCCGGTGAACACGTCACATGGATGGGTATACAGGAATGTAAAGAACTTTCTAAGAAGAACTTCTTCTGTTTCACAGTGAACATACAGAATGTCCATATCTCCTGTATATGGTTTCTCTCCAAATGTTATGATTCTCTTCTTGTTTGCATCACAAACGGATATTACTGAAATGGGCCACTCTGCCGTATGTGCGTGTGGGAAACCCTCATCACAGTTTACTTCTATATCCACACTGTAGGTTACAAGCTTTGGTACTTCTAACTGATCATCGGGTATGTCATAATATCTTTCAGCAAGGAATTGGATTTCTGGTTTGGCTCTGTTTTCGTATACTCCAACAGATTCGTTATTGCAGTAGTCAAGATAATCATAGAATGATTGGAAGGTACGTTTTGATACAGAAACACCATCGATGGTTTTTATATCACCGTCTCTATCTTTTTCATATACATAGGGAGTCCACGGTATCTCTGTATAAAGACGTTCACCGCTGATCGTCTCCCATAGATGCATCATTCCCTTTCTCACATCATAATAACAATTTCTAAATGTCATCTAACAACCTGTCAACCCTGTAGAAATAGTTTCTATTTCTCTTTCAAGCTCTTGTATCATTTGGTCTTTTTCTTTTATAATATTATCTGCTGCTGCTAACTGTTCTACCAACTCATCTATCAATTCCTGTTTGGCCTTTATGTTTTCTTCCATTGCTTTTCTAATTTCTTCACTGGTAGGTTTTCTTATTGCTCTTTTTTCCCATAAGTCTTTGAACATATTTTACCTCTACTAATGATTATATCTCTTGCTTCTCGTTTAGTTGGTATATTCTATCTTCCACTTGTACGATCATAACACAAAGCTCTTCCTGCATCATTGTTATTTCAACCCTGCCATATAAAAAGCCGGGATGGATGTGTCTGATCTCATACTCTTGTCCTATTTCTAAACCATACACAACAATCTCTTTTGCGTATACTTTTTGATCACATAGATTGTGAAATCCATCTTTTGCAAAAACAGCAATTCTAGTATCTGGAAGTAAACCAAATATACGTAGTGTGCCGGTTTTCGGTTTCTTGCCGCTTGTTTTTCTCGCACGTGCGGCATCGTTTATGATCTCTTCAATTTCAATGAATATATCTTCAAAGTTTTTCATCTATGTTCTCTAAAGAAGCGAATTGCATCCCTCAATTGTCTTCTTCCATTTTCTCCATCGTATATTGTAACTGCCGGGTGAACGCTATATATCAACGGTAGCTTCAGCAAACTATAATAACCACTGCTTGCGTTCATTCTCTTTATTCCCATTTTGCTTCCCGTAAAAATATATTTAGCATAGTTCCCCATGACAAGTGCTTTGTCTGGTGAAATTATCTTTATAAATTTTCTCACCCATTGAAAACATTCTTGTTGTTCTTCCTCTGTTGGCTTTCCGTTTTTGTTTCCGTCTACAGGTCTGCAATTTACAGAATTGATTATACCAAATTGCTCTTTACGAAAACCAAGCTCTTCCATTGCTTCCCAAAGCTGTTTACCTGCTTTGCCCACAAACGGCTCATTATTTACTTCATCTTTCCCCGGTGCTTCACCTATTATTACATATTCGGAAATGGGTGTCCAGTGTGGGAGACATCTACCACCTTCATACAAAGGACAGTTGGTACACGTCTTCATCTTCATTTCTAAAAGTTCCAGTAGTCTTGTTTGTCTGTTATTCAACACCTGTGTGACCAAAGCCCCCTTTCCCTCTTTCTGTTTCTGATAGTGATTCTACTTCTTTTATTCTCATTCTGGAAACCGGCTGTAGAATTCCTTGTACAATCCTGTCTCCCCGGTATATCTTCATCATATCAAAATCATTGTTATTGACAATGGGAACCATAATCTCTCCACGGTAATCCCAATCAATTGTTCCAACACCAATAGCAAGGTAGTTTGGAAAGGTCTTTGATATTCCGCTTCTCTGCCGAATCGAAAGAACATACCCTTTCGGGAACTCAACCGCTATGCCTGTGTGCAACATTGTATTCCCACCCGATATTAGAAACGCATCTTCATCTGAACATATGTCAAAACCTGCGGCACCATCTGTCATGTACTTTGGTAATACCGCTGTTGGAGTAAGCCTTATAACCTTCAGTATTCTACTCACGTCTTCTTCTCCTTCCTTCTGCTTGCTCTTCCGGTGGTGGAGCGACCTGTCTTTCATCTCCCGAAGTTCTTGCATCCTCTACCCATGTATCCATTTCTGTAGAGTCATACATCTTCAGGGTTTTCTTGTCATAGTAGAATTTGTCCATCTCGCCTACTCTACCTGCCAATCTATTTTTTACAATCTTATAGTGTAGTTCGTTCTCATATATCAACTGATCCTGATCTGTACCCAGAATTGTCATGAAGTCTGCTGTTGCAGGAAGACCCATAGATTCTGCAATATAGTTGAAATCTATTTCACTGAACCCAACAAATGATCCTTCTCTGTTCAACTGGCTAACCGACACAACCGGTAGTTCAAATTCAAACGACATTGCCCGAAGTTCTTCTGCCACTGATTTTACAGAACTATAGAGATCGCCATATCTCTTGAATGCTGACTTCATTAGATTGATGTAATCAACATATATAATGTCTAGCACCACATCTCTTATCAACAACTCTCTTAGATATACTTTGAAATCCCTTACGGATGCTGCGCCTGTAGGAAACTGTTTGATAAAAAGCCTTCCACGATCCTGTTCATCCTTCAGTCTTGCCAACCTCTGCATCAAAATTCTTTTGTTGGAATCAAAATACATCCTGTTGATGTCCATCAGAGAATAGATTGAATCATATCTCTGTGCGTTCATGTCTTGTGACATCTCAAGAGACAGAACAGCAATGTTGTGTCCATGCAGGGCTTGGCGTGAAGAGAAGTTTGTCATGAGATTTGATTTGAAGCCGTGAATTTTTGCTACTGCAACAGAAAGCGTGAATGGTGGGAACCCGCCTGATATATATTCATCAAACTGCGGGAAATATGTTGGAACTCTTATGTCTGTTGCATTGAATATTCTTTGCAGACGCTCACCAAGTTGACCGAAGTAATCCAACCCAAGGTCTACTTTCAAATCTTTTATCAGAGCATTCTCGACCTTCTCTCTGATTGTCTCTCTATCATCTCTGTTGTTCACAATCTCAATCGATTCAATGATTGCACGTTTTACCGCTTGTTCCTTCAGATATTCGTTTGTCTGTTCAAGCAGATAATCATACTGATGCTCGACTGAAAAATCCACACTGTCAATTTCTCTGAAGAAATTTATAACATCCTGTCGAAGTGCTTCTTCTATGGTGTTTACTACTATGTTTCTGTCTGGTAGGCTGTTATATAAATCAAGATGGTCTTTCGTGTATTCAAAAATTGACCCTGCTGCTTGATCCTCAAAGTATGTCTTTTCAAAAACTCTTGATATGATGATTGCATATTGCTTATGGATCATCATTGATTTGATTATTATTTTCTCTAAAAAATCGTTACTTAGTCTATCCATTCCTTCCCGAAGACTCTTCTCTTACTACTGCCTTCATTCTCCTATACATAAATTCTGAAACCAAAAGCTTGAATGCAATCCTTACCGTTATCAATATGAATGCAGCGACAAACGCTTCTTTACCCAAAAAGAAACCGGAGAAGAACAAAACTACTTCTCCTATCGATCCTATTATCTGCACAGCGGTTTGATAATATCTGCTGTCTTTACCCATTGATATCGCTTTCTTCTTTTTCGATCCATACTCTACAATGCCGGTCTAATCCAAGATCGTAGAATATTCTTTCACTAATAGCAACGGCATTCTTTATATCTACCTTTTCCAAAAGAAAATCATCCAGAGTTACAAAGTTCTCTGGATTCTGTAAGTCACCTGATTTTATTTTTTTGTATGGTGTGAAGTCATATACCAGACCCACAAATTCATTTGTGAAGTCTTCTATCACACCACAGACAAACCTATCCTCTGGCTTGTCAACCACTGCGTATAATTTCATAATCATAATCCTTTCGCAATTTGTTTCAAGTACTATAACATATTTCGAAACAAATGTAAACGTGTACAAAATTACATAAATATGTTATAGTAAATTATGACAAATGACCGGGAAAAGCTCACCGAAGAGCAGGAAAAACAGATAATAATAGACAAACTTGTAGCGGAACATGATATCGAAAAACTGATACAGTTTACAGATATAAACATTCAAGAGAAGATAAGAGAAAACGCTCTAATGATAGTAAAGTATCGTGATCTCTATCATGCGGAATTAGGGCAACTTGAAGTTCTGGAAGATAAGTTGGAAGCATTGAAGGGCAAACGCTACCATCATTATCGCTTTGAGTATGAAAAGGAGCTTACAAAAGTGGAGATAGAAAGATATTATCTCCCTCAAGACCCATTCATACTGAAAATGAACAAGCTTATTAGGAGACAAAAGGTGAAGGTAAGATTTTTCGAAATGTGCTACAAGGCATTCGAAAAACAGCAATGGAACCTAAAACTATTTTGGGAAACAATCAAGTTCTAAAGATCGTACAAAAAGACCCCCTAACTCTACAAATTCTCACCAAAGACAGAGACCACCTTGAAGAAGTAAGAGAGAAATTTACTTGTTATGTAGAAGGTTTCCAATTCATGCCTGCATGGAAAGCAGGCAATTGGGATGGGAAGACTCGCCTTATCGGGGCTAACGGAACGTTCCCTTACGGAATACTATTCGATGTTCTGAAGACACACAAGAAGGAGTGGCCCAACATTCCTGTAAAGATGAGCAAGTCTATCAAGAATATCTTTGTCAAGCAGAAGGTTGAAACAAGATATCAACTTGAATT